AATCGGTTTACCTGCAAGTATGTTCTTAGTGAAATCAAACAGTGCCATATCAGGTCGACCCCAAGGGCCATACACTGTGAAGAATCGTAGACCAACTGCATTAGGTATCTTAGAGATGTGGAACTGCGACTCAGTGATTGCCTTGGTATAACCATAGGGGTTGATCTGAGGATACAGGTGGTCTGGTTCTCCCCAAGGAAGTTCATTGCCATGCATAACACAGGATGTAGACGCATAGATAACGTTCTGTATGTCACTTGCTTCACAGGCATTGATAAGATTGAGAGTACCGTGACAGTTGGTGTCGATATATTCACCTGCATTACTCATAGAGTAACGTACACCTGCCATCGCGGCAAGGTGTATTACCATGTCAGGTTTGGTATTACTGACATAATCGGTCAAGTCTAGTTTATCACGAAGATCTCCAACTCGGAATCCAACACCAGCTTCCCGTAGACATGCCACACGTTCTTTCTTCAGAAGAGGTTCGTAGTAATTGTTGAGGTTGTCGAAACCGAATACCTCATGACCCAATTCATTTAACCTAAGTGCAGTATGCATACCAATGAAACCGGCGATACCGGTGATCATAATCTTCATTCAATTATTCCTTTTTGTACTAACTTTCTGTAGTTAAGTATCTTATCCTGTTTAGGGGATGGTCTCCCCGGCGTGTTCTTCATTTTACGGCGAACATGGATTATATATCCTTCATCTACGTTTTCCTCAAACGATGATCTGTTCCACTTGTCGTCATCTAGGTACAATGAGGGATCTTCTTTTAGATCTGCACGTACTGCGAGACGGTGCATGATACCCTCGTCTTCGTAGTTGTTATGAAACTGTTTAATCTCATGTTCATGTATCTGTTCACGGAGTTTGATTCTGATATCTTTCTCCAGTCGGTAGATTGAACCACCCCAGTATGGATATCGTTCATCGCCTAACAGAGGGAAACGATTGCACAACTTCTTACGCAACGATGGTTGAATGCCAAAGTGTCTACCAACACCAGTATCATCTGTAAAGATGTTCTTGGTCAAACCTTTACGTGTGAACATGTCAATGTCCATCATGACCACAATATCATAGTCATCCCACTTAGGTGATAACATATGCATCTTCTGACAGGGCGAACTCAATCCACTACGAAAGACATCACCGGTGACTAACTCATAGTCTGCACCACAGAACTCTGCATATGCTTTGATAGACTTCTGTGACTTCTTCTCTAACTCACCCATTGGGCCAGTCCAGTGTTGTAGTATTATATTTCTCATGTCTTTCCCTTCAGGAAGTATTCAAGATCTTCTGGTGTACCCAGACCCCACATACCATTTGCGGTGTGAGTGCGTATCTCTTTACAGTCTGCGATTGCTTCATTGAACACAGGACACACATAGAACTCACCATTGACTCTTATGTCCTTTTCGATCATCTGTTCTGCATACTTTACAAAATCAGATCCGTGTTTCCAGTAGTAGTATCCCACCGTGGCATTGTCACTGATAGGGTTCTTCTCTGCAACCTCAGTCACAAAGTTATTTTCATCTATCTTCGCAAACGACCACTTGGGGTGTGTTGCTTTGAATGTTACTATACCACCGTCTGCAGCAGTCTCTTGCATCTCATACATGAACTGTGTAGGATTCCAGTCGACCCATTGGTCACTGTTTGCAAAGAACAAAGGGGAATCATTGTCTATGTAATCCTTAGCGAGTAAGGCAGTACATGCAGCACCTTGTGTCATCTCATCTACTTCTACTATTATACAGTTTGGAGCGATCAATGGCAACATGTTTTCGAGATGAAAACGTTCACGATGTTCTCTCTGTACAACAAAGATGAAGTTTGCGTCCAGTCCTAAGTTCTCTACCACTACCTGTATCATGGGTTTACCATTGACATCGATCAAGGGTTTAGGAAAAGTGTACCCTGCTTGTTGAAAGCGAGAACCTGCACCCGCCATAGGTATTAAAACGTTGAGTTTTTCATCTTTCCATTTGTTATTCATAGGGTTCGCCAATCTCTGTAGTTTAGGTAGTATGTTTTCTTTTGTCACTTCGGTAGGGTTTGCAACACGTATGCAAGATGCACCAGATCTCTTTGCCGCCAACAATCCAGGCGGGGAGTCTTCGATGATAACAGTCTCTTCGGGCAGAAATCCGTACATGGACATTGCTGTCCAATACATCTCGGGGTGTGGTTTGGAGTTTTTAACGTGATTGTTTGACAGGACAATTTTGCAGTAGTCTAACAAACCTGTCTTCTCTAACGCAGAGTATACAGTTGGTTTTATTGAGTTAGAACACACACCGATAGTGTATCCTAGTTCAACAAGTTCTTGCATAAGTTCTATTGCAGAGTGGTTTACAGGTACACCGTCCAGTTCTTTTACTGTAAGTTCCTGTTTATTTCGGAATATATCTTCGTGTAACTGGGAAGGTAGACCCTTTAGTTCGGTTAGTAATTCTAACTTCTCTAAGGTCTTTCTGCCATCATATATGTTTCGATGTTCTTCGGGGGTGATCGCATAGTCTTCACCGAGCGCATAGTTTAATGCTCTGTAGTGAATGTCTTTTGCGTCAATTAACACCCCGTCTAGATCGAAAAGGATTAGTTTTGTATTCATAAGTATAATCTATAATCATCACGTCACTGTTATATAGATGCATTATAATCCGCAAGCTTCAGTAATCTTTTCTAATCCACCAACATATACCCAGTTCTCACCATTGTCGTTATGAGTAAACAATTGTGGTGTCAACCGCATATTTGGTATCTTTGCACGAGCCAGTTCATGTGACGGATCGATTTCAACTTGACCAACATAATCGGGGTCTTGAGTCTCCGCGATAGTCATCAGATCTTCTTGTTCTTCAAGAGTGAGGTTTTCAAGGTCAACCACTTCGATTGAATCGTCTGATCCCGCAAGAAGATAGTTTTCTATCGATTCTTGCGCCCCGTTACAGTATACACAATGACCCTCACCGACACGTATTAAGTAGTAGTTCATGGGTAGTAACTCCTTATTGCTAAACCGGAATAAACTCCCTCACTACAATAGATTGTAGGTAGATTGAGGTCGACACAGTAATACCCGGCTTCGTTAAACACATACTCCCATTCCTCTCGTGTCAATCTGAGTCGATGAGTGCGGTCTTTTCTGGAACATTCCAAAACATAATCTTCTCCCTCTTCTGCACAGATAGGCATTCGGAACACTAGGGTTTCAGTCTCTAAAACATTAAGTAAGTCTAAGACCTGATCCATGTTCATATGTTCCAATACATCTAATGCAAAGGTGAGACCATATCCTTTATCGGGGTCGATAGAGTTGCTTACGTCTAGTCCTTTCTCCCTACACTGACTTAACGCCCATTCACTGATATCAACACCACTCACATCCTCGTAACCTTCGTTTTCCATTGCTTCGATCACGAAACCGACTGCACAACCAAAGTCCAATACAGGGCCTTTGTTGAGTCCAATCTTCTTCAACAGATCGTTGATGTCTGCTGCGAGTCTTTTGTAACGATCTCCTCGTTGTAGGAAATCGATATAGTTCACTGTACTATAATATGCTTCACCGAAATCTGAATCTTTCATCATGCAAAGTTCCTATCATCTTCACTCATCTGTTGTGCAACGGTGTGAAGAAGTTTGTTGTTGTTAAAATAAAAACAGCTGGGACATGCTTCTTTCCAACCACCAGATCCTGCGCCTCTTATGTTATAGGGTACACCTGTTTTTGCGTATTGTATATTACAAGTATCCCATATTTCTAACACATTGTCAATAGACCCAAGAGAAAAATCTAGGTCATATGTCCGTTTCTCAAGTACGTGACTCGTGCACACATACACTTGATAGTCTCCGCCATCGGGATGTGGCGCAATGTATGGACGTGTAAGACCCACATAACAACCATCAGCATACGGTGTTGCGTTATCCCAGATGTCCTTGATAAAGAACTTGTTATCCACATCAATCTGTTTAACAACCTCTTTCCACTGATTCTGTACTTCTACCTGTGCACCATCAATCAACGCATTACCTGCAAGACGACAGAACTTGATCTCTGGATTGAGTTCAATCAACCTCGCAATCTTCTTGATCGACTCTACAGTCGTACCTGCATAGGCTTTGTTGGTACGTGACAACGCATCAGGGACACCATTAGTACCGTCATAGATGATGTACGATAGTCCTATCTTATCTTTTGGAAACGAACCAAAGTCATAGTCTTCTGGTTCACACTTCTCATCTAACTTGATTAGACTAACTCGTATCCACTTGAGGTGAGGATATACCTCTGGTCTGAGATGACGTTCTAACTTCTCTGTATTGGTAATGATACCTACATCGAATCCATACTTGGCGGCAAGGAGAACCACATCGTTGATGTTCTTCTTCGATACCTTGTCACGATACAACATAGGATTACCACCACCAGTAATCTCTATTGCCTTTGCACCTAACTTATGGAAGTCTTCAAACAACTTCTCAATCTTCTCAAACGGGATATAACTCTTGAGTGGACGAGCAGCAACAGAACAGAACGGACAATCACTATCGCAGATCTCGCACAAACATAGTTGTATGTTGATCGGTTTAAATGTGTCTTCGTACTGAATGGAGTACAATACATCTGTGTGTTGCAGATACTTGTCACCCCATGTTGCGTACTTCTGGGTCTTCTCTTCATAACTTTGTGTCATATCATTTCCATGAGTGCAGCGACATTTTCCCCTCTATCCGGCAACAAATCTTTTAAAAAGAAGTGTACGAAACAACATGTCGCAATGTTTTCGTTCGCGGTAAATAACCCGTTCCATTTCTGATCCATATGTTTAGTAGGGATCTTATATTTCTTCAAGAAGAAGTTAAGTAGTGTTTGGTCAGTAGACCATTTCCATGGCCCTATGCCATTAACGAAGTCCATGAACTCATACCGTTGTATGAACTCTGTCGGTGTTTGGTTATTTAGGTAGGGACGGAACAGAGATGAGTTGATTAAGATCAAACCCATGTTAAAAAACTCGAACCCACGCTCATTTGGTTTGAAGTCTACCTTGTTACATTGCAATGTCGAGTATTGCATATGACTATAATTCTTGATTTTATCGACATATCTTTGTGATATGTTCATGCCGCGTTCACATACTGCACCGAACGCATGGTCTGTACCGAAGTCCTCAAAGATATTTGGTGCATCTTCGCGGATATAGATGTCTGCGTCAATTATCGCAATCTGTTCAAACTCATTCAAGTAACAGAACGCATTCTCTTTCTCGTAGATAGGTAAGAACCCACCGTGTTTCTTCCACGAGTCCTCCGATCTATTACTCATGAATGGATCCGGACGTATGTTCAACACAGGAGTTTGTTGTACCATATGGACGAATCCATACTTCTTACAGTACTGACTTACAGATTCAATGCAGTGCTGGTATAGTTCTGAGTTCTTCGCTTTGCCTAGACAAACTTGATATACTAATCTCTTCACTGTTTCTTATGCTCTATTGTTGTTCCTATAGATCTATTCTGTACTTGATAGACATGGTCAGTCTCAAATACCCCTTCTTTAGTACCGTACCCGTGGATTGTACCATCAGAGTTCCACGTAATCTTTTTTATTGCCTTTACATCATTCACCATTCTGGTTGCGATGCCAGGTGTTAAGTAATATGCAAGGCCAGGCAGTCTTATCTTGTTCTTACCCGTATGACCTAAACAGATCATATCGTGTTGATCCCACATACGATCGGGTATAGGTTTTACCAATAACGCATCATGTTCTATGATTATGATTGGTTTCTTTCTTGCCTTTGCCCATAACTCTACGTGACTATACCACACTGCTTTCTCGGTCGGTGTGAACTCTATTGTATCACGTTTCTTACCAAAATGCAAGTATCCTTTACTCTCCATTGTTTCTGGAGTGATTGCATTAAAGAACTTGAGGTTATATCCATTCCACGACTCCTCTACTCTCCCACGATAATACATCGATTGCGGAGAAGAAGGCATTTGGATCATCCATACATCAGGCCTCATTCTGATAGTCACGCAGATTGAACTCAGTGCCATGCATCTTCATAAGATCGCGTTCGTGGTTTGTGTACACTAGTACCTCTGGGTCGTCTATTAGAAAATCACACGACTTACAGAAATCAGGATAATCTCCGGAAGTGTGTTGATCTCGTAGTTTAGAATATTCCTCTCCATAGAAGATGGACTTGATATCAGTTTCACTTGTGTGTCCTAGGACTGCTTCTTCATCTCTACCTAGTACTTGACAACACGGATGGACAGCACCCTTCTTGCCTTCCAATCCACCTGCACGTATTACTACGTCTGGAGAGAATGGTCTTCCGCAAGTCTTCACTGCTCCTTTACGTACACCAGACTCAGAGATGTCAGTGACACCCGACCAGTTGTGCATCTTCCATATTTCTGTTTTGACATCGAGTTCCTCAACGATACGTTTGTAATGATCCAACTCAAAGTCTAGATTGTCGTTGTCTGTGATTAGATGATATGTAGACACAACGCACTCACTGTTCGTCTCTTTGACATAATCCCGCATTTCTTTCACTTTGGCCCATGTGTTATCAAAGTTACCTGCAATACGGTTGTACATCCACTTATCATATGCTTCGACATCATACCCAATCCAAGAGAATCGATAGAAGTCAAGACCTGCATCTACGCAGTCACGCATGAACTTACCTTCCATACGATAACCATTCGAGAAGATGAATGCCTTCGCACCATACTTCTTAACGATTTCGATGTACTTGGGTAGATTGCGATTGAGTGTTGCTTCACCGGAACCATCGAGATTAACAACACGTAGACCGTACTGTGCACAGTCTGCTACGTTGTCCTCGAACTCTTGAAGTGACATTTTCTTGAGGAAGTCTTTGTGTCGTCCACCTGTACGTACGTCTTGAGGGCACATAGAACATGAGTAGTTACAACCACCATTCACTTCAATCACTGCACGATCAATTTTAAAAGTCATCTATTTTATCCATTAATTGTTTCTTATAACGTCTTGCACGACCCTCTAGATGTTTTTCGTTCTCGGGTAGTCTATATAGGTAATCCCAAAAACAGTTGTCAGGGTCGTGTGGTTTGCTGAAATGAACACCCTGCGGTGAATGTACCTTTGCAATACTACTACCACCCAATGTGATAACAGGTTTACAAAAGTTACGAGCAATGTACTGCCACATCCCATCATAGAAGATGCAGAACTTAGAAGTACTTATATGGTATATTGCCTCACGTACGGGCGTACGATAGGATAACTCAACGAGTTCATATCCCTTGAGTTCAAGAAACATGATGATCCTTTCCCACTCTTTCACAGAGAAAGTCATCTTCCATTTCTTACCACCCGAAGGTATCTCTCGATTGAAGGTTGGTCTCCAGAACACTACTTTGTTTCGAGAACGTTGGAATAACTCTTTACGGAATAACCAGTGGTGAAAGGTGAGTACCTTCTGTTGATGTCGTTGGTGACCGAACCCTCGCCACCGTAGTTTCTTTATCTCCTCATCCGTTGAGTTGAAGATATGATTCACAGTAACGTTATGTGCGTTATGGTACATACCCTCAAGAATGTGAGTACGTTCAATGATGGTTTCTGGGTCTTCATAATGGTAGACATAGTCCTCATCATGCTCCCAGAAAACATTCATTTTAATCGGATGGTCGTACATCTTAGACAATGCGTGAGCTGCATTGAGACCATACAATATATCCCCGACACCAATTGTACCGCGCCAGTCTATCTCGTAATCCTCGTTGACCCTTATGGGTTGACCCGAGATAGGTTCACGATACACTTCGTTCATAACTACTTCACTCTTACAGTTCCATCATCCCATGTATCTGCAACTACTCGCCGTGGTTTATCATGTTTTACCGCGACATTCATATTCTGATACTGTTTCTTGTGACGATCTTTCTTCTTGTTTCGGGGGTCAAAGCGGGTGTACTTCGCCATGATTGAATCGTTAAACCTCTTCTAAAGTTACCATTAACCGTTCAGCTCTGTTAGTGACCTGACGATGCCAAAGACTATCTCGACCTTCTACTCCAGCACGTTTCCAATCGTTCTCTGCAATAGCGGCATTAAAGTTCTTGAACTTACTCAAACGAGTACGTCCCATGTTAAACATCATATTGACAAGTACACCTTGTACTCCGTCTGGTAACGAATCAAAGTCGCCCTGTCCGTATAAAGCATGACACTCGCTGATTGCTGTATTGAGGTCGTTGTCAAAACATTCTGCGACTCTTTCTTCACTGATTGGGGTTCCGACAGGTTGTCCATGCTCGGGATCTGATTCGAGGACGAGATGCCCGACACCAAAGGTTGGATACCCAAGATGGTCGTTATAGATTGCATATTCTACTCCTTCGTCTACTTTTAATGTTTCGAAAACTTCTTGCCTATTCACTTCTAATCTCCTTGGTAAATTGATTGTAATAGATCTTCAAACTGTTCTACTTTCGCCAGTCGGTTTGGCCAGAGGATATAATCTTTCTCTGGGTTCTTCTTGAGGTTGTTTAACAGTGGGGTTACTGCATTGAACAACTTGTCCAAACGGTCTTGTGTATCAGACACAGCCTCGCGTTCGGTGGTGACGACTTCTAGTTCGTCCTCCGTTACCGCAGTAAATCCGAAGTCAAATATATCGGACATTGCGTTTCTCCTTTAATTGGTTCATGCGATTCCCATGTGTTCCTTTGTCATTATATAGTCTCTTACTAGACCACTACGGACTATATCTTCCCAACAGAAGTTGACCGTTTCGAAGTGTTTCATTTGTTCCAGTATCTCTAGGAACGTACTGATACCCTTCTTGTCTTTATCTGTCTTGAAGTCTGACTGTTTACCGTCACCACAAAAGATAACTTTGCAGTTGTTTCCTATACGTGTAATCACAGAATCTAGTTCATGAAAGTTTAAGTTTTGCATCTCATCGACCAACACAATGGTGTCGTCAAATGTGATACCTCTTATATAAGATGTCGATTCAAACTCTATGTATTTATTATGAACTAACTTCTCATATGCACGATCATCTTCAAAAAGATCCGCAGCCACTGCACGGTAAGGGCCTGTAAACGCCTGTAGTTTCTCTTCGATTGTGCCAGGCAAGAACCCCACCTCTCGGGTAGGTACTGCTGACCGGATTATGTGTAACGATTGGTATGGAGTACCCTTATCAAGGATCTCCACCAGTGCAAAGTACATTGCAAGGAATGTTTTACCTGTACCCGCAGTACCGACTAACGCAAGATTATTACCTGATTTGTATGCATCAAATGCCTCTTGTTGTCTGATTGTTACTGGTTCAATAGTACGTAAATGATCCATGCGTATGTTCATGGATTCAGAATGTTGTCTTTTCAAAGTCCGATGAGTCCCCATCCGTGGTTTGCGATTGCGTTTAGTATGATGAACAAACATGTTGCCATGTGAGTCAACCACCATACCGTTCGTATTACGGCAACACTGTCTGCCTGTTTATCGGTGGCTCCGACCTTCTCCCCTAGAGACTTGGCCCAGATTCTCCACCATTTAGTCATGGATACTGTTTTTGACGTACCTAGATTGGTTCGATTTGATTTGTTTGAGTTTGTCCTTCCAATCACCGCTGGTCTTACTGAGTACAGATCCTACTCCAGTAACCATTTTCGGTGCGGAATTGATTTGATTAGCCCATTCTCCGGACTCGACCATCTCGGTCATTTTTGATATGGAGATAATCATTTCCGTGACTTCCCCAGTCTTGATATTTTGCATGTCGTACGTTGGCATAATAATGTTGTCCAGTAAGATGAAATGGGCCCCAATTAAGGAGCCCGTTCCAGATACTGGATCACCCCCTTAGTCGAAGTTCAGCCTGATTGATTGCAGTCTCTAAAAACGTTTGACGTTTAGCGACTTTATACGCAATGTCTGCTTTGCCCTTCTTTTGTAGTTTATGAATGTAATGTCCCAACTCTCGCGAGTCTTTCCTAAGTCTTTCTAGCTGATTAGTGTTTCCAACCATACTCTCTCCTTACTTGATTTAATGGGGGATGTTATTCATGAAGTAGATCTGGAAATGCCTCCGTTACCAGTTTTTTAGTGATGCCTTTCATAGGCGGTTGCTTGTTAATCATAGTGACGATCAATTCTGCATCGCGAGGATGTACTGTCTCAACCATATCAAGGAACAATTTTTCTCTTTTGACTGACGATAATCTCTCGGACTCCATAAGCCCTTTCACGAAGTATTTGAACTTCATGTGCTCTCTTAATAGGGTTGTAGGAGGAGATTCCTCGGACGAGGGATTATACGGTACTGCTCCAGTGGGTAGGTTCCACTGAATGACATTGTCAAAGGTACCTCGTAACACGTCTCTTAACGCATTACTCTGTTCTTTTTGTAGTATAGATACTTTATCTTTTCTACTTTTAGCTTTAGTTACTTTATCTAACGTTTCGTACACTTGGTACTTGATAGCTGTTATTGCCATAATCTTATTAATCCTAAAAGGTGTTGAAGCTCATTATACAGTTATATAGTTGCCTTGTCAAGCATTATCTTGTCTTGCGTTTCTTCTGTTGTTCTATCCACTTCTTCGCTTTCTTACCGACCGGTTTGTTGGTGAACTTAGTCGCGTCACGATACGCAGTCAGTGTCTCTTTCTGGTAGTTCTTACCCTCAGAGTTATCGACAACTAAGAAGTTAGGTTTACCGAACATACGTTGGAACTTACCAATGTTACGTTGTACTGCTTTCCAGTACTCGGTTACACCTGGCGCACCCAGAGTACGTGCTCGCATTGCGTCACGTTTGATTGCAGTGTCAAGGTCGGTGTTTACGAAAATCATTGCGACATCGTAACCCAGTGCTTTCACTTTCTTTGCCTGTTCTGCAATCTTGTCTGGATCCTTACCAGTACCATCTACCACAAGACCGAGTCGACCTTTTAGATATATGGCTTCTTTCGTACCAGTGAGTCTCTTTGCCTTACCGCGAAGTTCTTGTCCCTTCGGTGAGAAGATGTTGTCTGGATTCATTTCCATACCAGCTTTCTTCATGGCATTTTCGAATGCATCATCAGAGTTAACAACTTTATAACCTAAAGCTTGTAATCCTGTCTTACCGACAATGAACGACTTACCGGATCCTGGCCCACCCGCGAGAAAGATTGCTTTGAATATTGCGGGGTCGTTGACACCCTCTTCGAGGAACTGATTGAAAGTTAACACTGATACACCCTTATTGTAGTATGATATTATTTATAAAACTTCTGTACTGAAGTAACAAAGTTTTCCGTTGTTATATACAACTAATCCATCTAACACAGTTTCTTCTAGTACTTGAAATGCTTCCTTTAATGTATTTAGTATTGGTTTACCCTTAACATTGAAGGATGTGTTGAGTAATACCCCGCCAGAGGCGCCTAGAAGGTCGTAGAGGAACGCATTTGACTTTCTGGTAACTGACTGCACCCTTGCCGAACCATCTACATGTGTTACAGCTGCAAGTTGTTCTTTATACTCTTCACGCACTTTAACACTGAAGTTCATGTACTCTAGGTTATCATATGACCCTGCATCAAAGTATATATGTGCGTCTTCCTGTCGTACCATAGGCGCAAACGGTCTGTAGGACTCTCTACGTTTGACTAGGTTGACCTTATCCTTCTTATCCACACCCTTGGGGTCACAGATGATTGATCGATTACCTAACGCACGAGGGCCAACCTCTGCATTACCCTGCACCAGACCAAGGATCTTGTCCTCTTTTAAAAGACCTACTAACTGGTCTATTGATATGATTGCAGAACTAAACTTGTTTCGATAACTAAACATTTCATGCATGTCTGATATCGGTAGACCTGCATAACGTATGTCTGCACCAATGAAATCTTGCCTGTTATGTATTGACATATATGTACATATCATACCAAAGGGCAGTCCACTGTCGGTGACATCTGGTGGTACGAATACCTCCAGACCCAACTCTTCCTGTATACGAGTATTGGTAAGGATGTTTAAGGCACAACCGCCAGAAAGAACCAGACGTTTGCCATTACGACAGATCTTATCCCACACCTCTGGTTCTTGTAAATATTGTAGAACGTTCTCTTCGTGTTGGTGTTGAATACCCGCAGCAATGTCACACTCTTCTTCCCATGTAGACTGAAAAGGACTGACAAACAAGTTATAATGATTAACCTCTTCTGGGGTTTCATTCTGATTCTCAGCTATCCATTCTTTGCCGTTTACATTTTCCTTACCGGTACGCATGACACCGTCTGACGCCATATTAGATGATGATAAGCTGTACACACTTCGATACCAGATCCATGCTGGGTTGACCATGTTGGTTGTTTCTTCATCTTCATTAATCAAACCTCTACCTAGGAATGCATGGTAACTATCACGATTTCCATACGCAGACATTCCCATGACTTTACCTGCCATGTCTAGAGTTGAATCGGTCTTACTGACCATGTTTTGACAACCTAGTCCAGCGGCTAAGTTATAGTTGCGACCAAAGTAATATGGCCACGGTTGGGGTGCTTCGTCCCTATCGTAGTTACCGCATTTCATGGGCGTGAGAACCCAAGGTTGACAATCCCACATATGGGTGTGACCATCATCTCCACCTGCATCAAAGGTTAACGCAGTACAGGACTTTCCTACCCAAGGGGACTGTGCATATGCACCCCACGCATGAGCGCGATGGTGACGTTTGTGCATCTCGATGTTACGTACGTTGAAGATACTTTGGACGATTTCAGGGTCAAGTGAAAGATTGTCATCCCTACAATAATCTTCATGTCCAGCGAATGAACCGATTATGAATGCATCATAGTCGTTCTTCATACCCAAAGTCTTTTCAGAGATCTCTAAAACGGTCTCTAGTATCTCTCTCTGTTCTTCTTTTCTTGCATGTCCCCTATAGTGTTTTATTCCTGTTAACTTCTCAATCTCTATTACGTGAAATGTTCTTGTCTGGTCGTTGTACAAACATATTGAGGAATCGTGACCCCAATAAGCAGCGGCCAAGTTAGCCATCAGGTTCTCCTAGATGTTTTGCATGGATTTTACATCCTATAAAGGAATTGTAATAATCATCACTCAACAAGACATCTTTCTCGAACTGAATCTTTGCTTCGTAATAAGAACAATCTCCCTTCGTCTTACACAGACGTAGGATCTCTCGATGATATTTGTCGCCACCATGATGTTCTACTAGTGTCTTCAATGCATCATTACTACCATAGTACTCACGCCAGTCAGACTGTTTGGTAACCTTACGTTTCCGTTTGGTTCCTTTGAGAGGGGGTAATCTGCGAGTAGACCAGAAGAACTTCTTCCCGATATATTTCTTACCATCAGGATCAGTGATACAATAGACAAACCCGACAAAGTCTTTTAGAAAGTCTTCATCGGGTTCAAAGGGCAGGTTTTCAAATAACCAATTAATCTTCCCACTCCTCCTGAGAAGGTGTACCACACATAGGACAGTGGGTAGGCTTCTCTTCGGAGTTTTTAACTATTAGTGTGGTGGAGGCATCACAGACCCCACACACCATTTCGTATTCGTATTCCATATGTACATCCTCATGCGGTAGCGACCTCGTTCCAACCCCAGTCGCCTTCCATTCCGTTGACCGAGTATTCAGTCACCCTTTTCTCAAAGAAGTTGTCATGTGACGCACCGTTCAACACCCAATCCAACCAAGGTAATGGGTTATCCTTCTGACGGAACTTAGGTTTCAATCCCAGCTGAAGTAAACGTCTGTCAGCGATATGACGAATGTACTTTCGTACTTCTTCTTTGGTGAGACCCTGAACGTCATTACCCTTAAATGCGAGTGCAATGAACTTATCCTCAAGATCTACTGCTTGTTTTGCCATAGTATATATCTTAGACTTTAACTCGTCATTTACGATACGTGGATGTTCGTCACAGAACTCACGGAATAGTTTTGCATTACCTTGCACGTGAATAGTCTCATCGCGAATAGACCACTCAACAATTGTACCCATACCTTTCATCTTACCGAAACGTTGGAAGTTCAACAACATTACGAACGATGCAAACAATGACATACCCTCGTTAAATACTGACTGTGCAAGAGATAATGCCAGTCCAGTCTGAGTACTACTGTCTCCATCCTTCATGAAGTCGATCTTATCCGCCATCTCTTTGTACTCAAGAAACGCATGATACTCCTCATCTGCAAGACCCAGTGTATCATTCAACAATGCATATGCACGTTGGTGTACACCCTCACGGTTCGCAAACGAAGATAACATGTTACGTACTTCATTATTCTTAAACTTAGGTATCAAGAGTTCATGATAATTCTCTCCTACCTGTACATCTGATTGGGTAAATAACCGAAGAACCTGAGTAACAAACTCTTTCTCTTCTTCTGTCAATTTAGTTTTCCAATCTTGAACGTCTTCACTGAGTTCTGCTTCATCCTCTACCCAGTGTACCTCTTCGTGTTTCTTTGTCAGTTCAACTGCCCAAGGATACATGAAAGGTTTGTACGTTTTACTAAACTCTAGTAACATCTATTCTGCCTCTATTAATTGGTTGTAGTTCCATAGGTATATCCGTATTCTTTTGGACTCCATATGAAGTCCGAACCGATTGTACGTTGATATTCGTAATCCAGATCTTCCAATAGAGAGATTATCTCCACACATTTTTTGGTTGATTCTGGATCATCGGCGTTTATTTCCGTAGTGATGACAGGACGCCACCGTTTTATTGTTTCCATTGCACCCCTGAGTACTTCAAGTTCGAGACCCTCAACATCTATCTTGATGAAGTCAACGTTCTCAAACTCAAATGAGTCCAACGCTCTAACCTGACATTTAAGGATTCTTTCGTACTTACCAACACCAGCATAAATGTCTAAGTTTCTATAATGAGAAGAATGTCCTGTCCAGCTGGGGGTGAAGTAAATATCCACCTCACCCTCTTTTTCTCCTAATCCATAGGGGAAGACTTCAACGTTATTATTTTCAAAACGATTAACGTTTTCAATAAGACAATCTCTGACCGGTGTTACGACCTCAAACGACTTAACTTCATCGTATCTCTCACTCATAAACTCACTCACAAAACCATAACATGCACCAACATCAATGGCAACCCTTTTCTTCGTTTCATTGCCTTCGAGGAATCTATTTAGTTTTCTAAGATAGTTACTGTCCCAAGTGGATCTACCGTAAACGAAGTCGAGTATAGATCCCGACCTTTCTTCATTCAGTATCGTCCATCCGCGTACTTTCTTTTTACCACCGAAGTAATTATCCCTCACAAGCCCGGCACTCCTCTCCTTCTTCTGATTGCAGGGTACCTCCAGATAACCACTTCATTAAGTCATCATACCCACCTATGTACTCGCCTTCCACGTATATCTGTGGTACAGTCTTTACATCTCTACGTCCAGTGATCTCTGCGGCAGTCTTACCTGCATCTTCGATATCAATGGAATCGTATGGAATGCCTCTCAGTTTCAACTCTTCTTTTGCGAGTTGACAGAACGGACAGTTCTTCTTGGTGTACACCAGAGTACGTCTGTCATCCTGTAGGGCAACACGTTCTACCTTCTCTGATACATTCTCTGCACGTGCCTTTGCTTCTGTACGTAGGTAGTATAGACCCTTGAGTCCTTCTCTCCACGCCTTTAGATGAACTTGGTTTACGTACGTCTTATCAGATCCTGAAGGGAAGAATACGTTAACAGACTGACCTTGACATATGAAAGGTTGTCGATCTGCTGCGTGGGTTATTACCCAGTTCTGATCGAGTTCTTGTGCAGTCTTGTAGATTGCTTTCTCACCTTCAGTGAGGAATGGTAGGTGTTGTACCGATCCTTTGTTGGTGATAATAGAAGTCCAGTTAGAGTCTGTGTCCTCTCCTTTAGTCTTCAACAGATCCACCAAGTATGCATTCTTTACTAAGAACGAACCTGCACGTGTGCGGTGTGTGTATGCACATGCCTTCAGGGGTTCAATAGAGGGACTGGTAGAGAGGATTACTCCACTGGATGCATTAGGTGCAATTGCTAACAGGTGAGAGTTTCTTCGACCAGATCCGATTCCGTCTGGATACTCACCTTTCTCCACTGCGAGTCTTTCAGTCTCTGCCACTGCTGCTTCGTTAATATGGTTGAACACAACGTGATTGATCTCTCTGGCTTTGTCTGATTCCCACGCCACCCCGTGTTTCTGTAGTAGACTGTGGAAACCCATGGCACCAAGTCCAATAGATCTTTCTCTTTCAGCAGAGTATTTTGCACGTGCAATTGAGTCGGGTGCGTGTTCGATGAAATAGTCAAGGACATTATCAAGCATACGAACAAGGTCTTCGACAATCGTAGTGTCTTTCCACTCATCATAGTATTCCAAATTAAGAGACGACAAACAACATACCGCAGTGCGATCAGGGGACGTGGGTAGATGGATCTCGTTACAGAGATTACTACCATTGATCTTTAATCCCAGATCTTTTAAAGGTTGGGGTAGATACCTGTTTGCGGTGTCAATAAAGTTTAAGTAAGGTTCACCTGTACGGAATCGTGTCTCAAGGATACGTTCCCATAACTTACGTGCATCCACGGTATCCTTTACACTGGCATCCTTGGGGTCACGT